GTAGATACACATGCAAAATCTTTTCCTACTATTGATGGTAAAGCTGATTTTAAAAGAATTAATAAAATTCTTCTAGGTTTAGCAGACGATGTTAAAGAAAGTAATCCTAATAACATTTATCTAGCAGCTTTAGAAGAACTTAAACAATTAGATACTTCAGAAAATTTAGATAAAGGTAGTGAACTACGAGCTAAAAGAGACACATTTATAGCTAAAGCTAATAAAGGAGCAGCTGTTCAACTTAGAGTACAAGAAGCTATAAATAAAGGAACACGTGTCAATACACTTGGTATAACAGCTAGTCAAGATGAATTAAGTTTAGGTTTATTAAGAAGCACTGTAAATGTTAATGGCACAGATGTTCCTTTTACTAAATTAAATCCTAAACAACAAGCAGACCAATATAGAATAACTGGTATTCTTCCTGAAATAGTGACAAACGTTGTTAAAAGTACTATAGATAAGATACGAGGAGGTACTCCAAACACGAAAGAAAGTAACGAAGCTTTGAGATTAGGTTTTCAACAGTATCAAATATTAAAAGCTGCTGGTATTCCTACAGGTTCTTATCTTAAACCTGAAGAAGAAAAACTTATGGAAGGGCTTGATTTATTAATTGTAAGAGAAGCTAAACAACCACAATTTATAAAAGAAAATGCCTTTGGAGAACTTAGTGAAGTTAATTTTCCAGAAGATGTAGACTATACAGCTGCTAATTACGTATCAGCTGCTTCTATTTTACAAGGTTATGATAAAAAGAATGAGCCTGAGATGACCACAGCTTTAGCAAAGAAAGTTACAGCTGATTTAAAGTCTTTCTTTGGGACTGCTATAGATGATTTACCTACTTCTTCTTTAATATTCAAAGAAGCTATAGAAGACTTTCGTTATTTTAGAGCTTTAGGTAATAATGAAAAAACGTCCATAGAAAAAGCTATAGCAATAGTTAATAAGAATTATCCTATTATAGAATCTGCTGGAAACAAAAACTTTAAGTATGGTTTTCCTCATTTATATCAAAATGTACCTATGGGTTTAAAACCTGAAGAAGTTATTCCTAAGATTAATAAAAGTCTTGCAAATAACCCAGCACTTCAAAAGCATATACTAGCAACACAAGGTTTGGAAGCAGGTACTTATGATATATCTTTAGTACCTAACCCTATTAATCCAGTAGAAGTTGGTATTAGAGTAACTGATGATGATGGAAATTTCACAAATATATTAGGAATGTTTGACAAAGTTAAAATACTATCAGACCCTAAAATATTATATAACATGGTTGCAAAAGATTTAGCAAGAGCAGAAGCTGAACCTCTTGAGAATAGTGTAGAATCTTTGATTAGCTTTGACAGTGATGAACGAAGAGAACGTGTTCCTAAAAAGATAGGAGATGATTTTGTTGACTACATTACTGGAAGTCCTGAAGCAGCTTTAAATTTAGTTAAAGGACTAGGTGATACTATTGTTAAAGCAACTGAATCTGAAAAAGATTTTGTAGCTGAAGCAGAGAATGTAAAAAAGTTTGGTGATGACCTTATTGAATACATTAAAGGAAGTCCTGCTGCAGCTATTAATAACATTAGAGCTTTGTTTGGTGGAGACTTAAACCCTATTAAACCAGCAGGTGCTTCTACTTTAGACAAAACACAAGTAGGTGAGTTTACACCTAGTAACATTCCCAGTAATCAACCAATAGGAGAACAAGTGACTATAGAAGGTAATACTACAGAAGAGAAAACTGCTAATATGATAGCAACTCAAGAAGGTTTCTCTAAGACACCCTACAAAGATGGAAAAGATAGGTCAGTAGGTTATGGTTTTTATTTACCTGCCTTAGAACCTGATGAGAAAGCTTTGATTAAGGATGTTAACAATGTCACAAAAGAAGAAGGTGCTGCAGTACTTAGATTAAAAGTACAAAAGATTAGTAACTATCTAGACCAAGAGATACAAGGTTTTAGAAACTTACCTGAAAAAGCACAGTCAGCTATTATTAGTATGGGCTACCAGTTAGGTGTAACTAACATCCCAAAGACTTGGAAGAACTTTACAGCTGCTATTAAAGAAGCAGGACAATATGAAGAAGGTTCTCCTGAACAAGCTGAAGCTCTAGCTAAAGCTAAGTTTGAAATGCTATATAGTAGAACTAAAGATGGTAAAATCGTCTTAAACAAATGGGCTAGACAAACTAAAGAACGTGCTTTTGAAATGGCTAATGCTGTGAGTGATGCTAAATTATCGTTATAAATAAAAGGAAATGTAAATGTCTCAGGAAATGTTGTTAAAAGATTTAGGACTAGAGTCAGTAGTGGCTAAAGATTCTACTATACCTATAATCAACACTGTTCAAGAAGGTGTATTATTAAACCAACAAAGAAAGATGGCAGAAGACAAAGAGATACAAGGCTTTTGGGAAAGTGTAGGAATTGGCTACAAAGAAGATAGCCTTGCATCAGCTATCTCTGACCATGCAGACAAACTTGAAGTTGTAAATGACGTGCCTATAACTAACTTCACTCCTGAACTTATCAAAGAGCTAACAGATGGTTTGCAAACTGATGCAGCTATAGATGTATTAGAGAATGCTAGTGCTTATGGTTTTAACACAGCTATGAAACAACGAAAGATTAACTTAGCAACTCAGAAAAACTTAGCAGACTTAGATGCAGCAGGTTGGAAAGGTACTACAGGTAGAATATTTGCTATGATGTTTGACCCAGCTGAATGGGCAATCATAGCAGGTACTACTGCTTTAGCTTCAGCTACAACAACTCCAATAGGAGGAGCAGCTGCTCTTACTGCAGGTGTTGTTAAAAGAGCTTATGATGTTAAACGAGCTATCAAGATTGGTGCTGTAGTAGGTGCAAGTGAGAATGCTGCTTTTGAAGCTATTAGGAATGATGTTAGGTATAACATAGATTTTAATGATGTTCTTATAGCAGGAGGAGCAGGAGCAGTTATAGGTGGTGGTTTAAATGCAGGTATAACAGCTTTTAGGAAAGCAGGACAACGTGCAGCTATTGATAATAAGTTTAGGTTAGGTCAAACTTTAACACCATCAGAAAATTTATTTTATCAATCATTTAATGAAGGAACACTTGCTAATAAAATTATAGATAAAGAATTGAGTGACCCCTCTTTTGTAGAAGCTGGTAGAACTTTTAATACTAATAGACATACAACTCCTCCTACTATTGAGGAAATGCAACTAACACCTAAACAAGCTGGTTATAGTCTTTTTGGTTTACGTAATCTTATATCAGTAGGTGCAAGAATGATGAACTCACCTCTAGGTTCAGTAAGGTGGTTTGGAAATACTTTAGGTATGAACGTAGCAGGTTTCTCTAATAGTAGTAGGGTTACTAATGCAGGTTCAGTCACAGAAGTTATGGGCAGATTACAAGGTCAATATCGTGCACAACTTGCAGGAATACTTCCAAGAGAAAGAACAAAGTTTATTAAAAGAACAGGTCTTACAGAAGAAGAATTTAATACAGCTTTATCACGTTACTTAAGAGGAATTGATACAAATGTAGACCCTGAAGTAGTAAAGATAGGAAAAATAGCTAGAAAAGTTCTAGATGATTTAGGTTATTTAGGAGTAAAAGCAGATGTTGTAGGTCTTACAAGAAAACAAATAGACGATAATCGTAATTATTTAACACGTTTATTTAATGATTTAAAAGTTAAGAATGTTAGAGATAAATTTGATGATGAAAAAATTTATGATTTAATTGAAGATGCTATACGTAGAGGACAACCTAATATAGAGGATTCAGTTGTTAAAACCTTAACTAAAAAAGGTAAACTAAAGAATAAAACAGATGAAGAAACTTTTGATGCTGTTAATGATTACATAAGAAAGTTTGCTAGAGGGTATGCACAGTCTATAATAAATGCAAAGTTTAGAAAATCAGGTATAACAGATACTAACCCAATGACTAGAACAGACTTAGAAGATGTTCTAAAGGGTGAATTTGATGAAGAAGATATAGATGATGTGATAGACCTCATTACACAATCTAAAACACCTAAAGCATTTAAACGTGCTCAATCTCGTGTAGTCTTAAATGAAGGTGCTGTTATTAAAGCTGTTAATAAAAATGGAGATATAGAAGATTTAAGATTTAGTGATTTACTAGAAGAAGATGGTGAACAACTTATAAACTCTTATATATTTCAAATGTCAGGTGCTATAGGTTTAGCTAGAAATGGTATTAATACTAATGTAAAAGGTACTGATTTTTTTGAATTAATTAATACTAAAGTTCTAAAAGAAATAGGAGATAGTAATTTAACTAAAGACCAATTTCAAGGAGAATTAGATGCCTTACAGTTTATGTATGATGGTATTACTGGTAGACTAGGAAACAGAAGTGAGACTCAAACAGTACATGACCTTAACGTAGCTTTACGAGCTTGGTCTTTTGCTGTTAACATGGGTATGTCAGGTATGTCAGCTTTAATGGAGTTGACTAACGTTATGATGGAATATAGTTTTATGACTTTACTTAAGTCTGTTCCTCAGTATAAGCAACTTATGACTAGTCTAAGTACAGCAAATGCTGACCCCAATTTAGTTCAAGAATTAATACAACTTTTTGGGTTAGGTGCAGAAGTTGATTTAGGTAAATGGACAGCTGTTACACGTTTTGATTCAGAAGATGTAGGAGCTACTATAACTACTGCAACAGGTAATAAAATAGGTAGAGCTACAGAAAAGTTTGCTTATGCTTCTCAAAAGCATGTAGCTTTTCTATCAGGTTTAACAGGTGTTACACAAACTTTACGTAGAATGTCTATGATAAACTTTACTAATGAGTTTGCTTTAGCTGCTGCAAAAGGTAAGTTACCTTTCTCTAAGATTAAAAGACAACAGCTTGGTATATCTGATGAGATGGGTGCTAGAATAGTACAAACATTAAACAACCGTAACATTGTAACAAAGAACCCAAATGGAACTGTTAAAAATCTTAACATTGAAAAGTGGGATGAAGATGTTAGAGAAGCTTTTGCTAACATAGGTCATAGAGATGCTAGAACAAATGTTCAGGAATCTGATTTATCTACAAGTAATAGACTGTTAAAGTCTACTCAAATAGGTAGGTCAATGTTTCAGTTTTTAAACTTTACTTTTTCATCTATGGAACAACAGACTCAACGTTTAGCTGTTAGGACAATGAATGGAGATGCAGGTGCAGTAGCAAAGTTATTTACTGCTGCTATGGGTATGGGTGCTCTTATGTATACAGCTAGGGTACATTTAAATGCTGCTGGACGTAGTGATGCTGATGAGTATGTAGCAGAACGTATGGAAACAGGAAACCTTCTTAAAGGTGCTGTAGCTCAAATAGGAATGACTTCTATATTTAGTTATATAGCTCAAGTAAGTTCAGGTGTTTTAAATGGTAACTCCTATGCTATAACTCCTCCTATTGCTTCTTTGTTAGTTAATGGAGGTTCAACTATTAACAACTTATTTGATGACCAAGATGCTACAGAATCTGAATGGAGAAAAGCTTTAAGGATATTTCCTTACCAATCTTTATACGGAGCTAGGCAGATAATAAATGCTACAGCTAATGAATTTGCTAACTAAACCTAAAGTTACAACATTAATAACGAGGAATACAAATGCCATTATCATATCAAAATTATATAGGGGATAATACTACAACTACGTTTAATATCCCCTTTACGTACACTGCGACTAGTGAGATAAGTGTTACAGTTGATGGGGTAGCTCAAACAGGTTTGACTTTCCCTTCTTCTTCTCAAGTGCAATTAACCAGTGCTCCTGCTAGTGGAACTGTCGTACAAGTTAGACGTACAACAGATTTAACATCACGTGCAGTAGACTTTGCTTCTGGTTCAGTGCTAACTGAAGAAGACTTAGACAATGCTAACATACAAATCTTTCACTCATCGCAAGAAGCTGTTGACTTAACTGACGATACTATCCAAGAAGATGTAGATAGTAAATGGGATGCAGAAAGCAAAGTCATTAAGAATGTAGCAAATCCTACAAATGCTCAAGATGCTGCAACAAAGGATTACATTGAGAATACTTGGTTAACTCCTGCTGATAAAGCTCAGTTAAACTCACTTAATACAACTAACCTTAACACAGTAGCAACTAACATTGCAAATGTAAATGCAGTAGCAGCAGATGCTACAGATATTGGTACAGTGTCAACAAATATAGCTAGTGTTAACACAGTAGCAACTAACATTGCAGATGTTATCACAGTAGCTAATGACCTTAATGAGGCTATCTCAGAGATTGAAACAGTTGCTGATGATTTGAACGAAGCTATATCTGAAATAGACACAGTAGCTACATCAATTAGTAGTGTTCAAACTGTTGGAACTAATATAGCTAACGTAAACACTGTTGCAGGAAATGATGCTAATATAACTACAGTAGCAGGTATCAGTGGTAATGTTACAACTGTTGCAGGTATCTCAGGAAATGTAACCTCTGTTGCAGGGAATGCTTCTAATGTAAATACTGTTGCAGGAAGTATTGCTAATGTAAACACTGTTGCAGGTAATAATACTAATGTCACAACTGTAGCAGGTATTAGTGGTAATGTAACTACAGTAGCAGGAATAAATGCTAATGTTACTTCTGTTGCAGGAAATGAAGCAAATATTAATGCAGTAGCAGCTAATGAAACTAATATTACAACTGTTGCTAATAATAATGCTAATGTTACAACTACTGCAACTAATATAGCTAGTGTTAACACTGTCAGTGGTGCTATAGCTAACGTAAATACTGTTGCAGCAGATAACATAGATATAGGCACTGTTGCAGTAATATCCTCAGATATACAAACTTTAGCAGATATAGAAGATGGAACAGATGCAACTGATGCCATACAAACTGTAGCAGGAATAGCTGCTAATGTAACAACAGTTGCAAATAACAATGCTAATGTAACCACTGTGGCAAACAATGATGCAAACATCACAGCAGTAGCAGGTGATGCTTCAGATATTGGAACAGTAGTTACAAATTTAGCTAATATAAATTTAGTAGCATCTAATATTAATGCAGGAGTTATTGACGGTATTTTTGATTATGGAGCAGTTACAGATGCAATATCAAGTTCAACAGATTATGGAAGTCTATAAGGAGATTTAAT